CGGTGCTGATGATCTGCTGCGGCTGTACCATGTCGCGGTTGAACTGCCGGGGGTGACATAATAGCGCGGGTCACCCTGCGGCCGGCGGATGCGTAACCTCGTAACCAGCCCAGATTCATCAAGAGCGGAAATGACGATACCACTTGGCAACCATAACTTTTTCAGTTTGCCGTTGTCCTTCGTCTCGGGTGCCAGTCCCCATGCTGTACGATCCCGGTAATGATCTTCCTTCAGCCAGCCCAGACGATACCGCGCTACAGCGGTGGCGTCGATACCACGGCCAGCCAGCCATGCCAGTTGAACGTCATTCAGCAGCAGGGCGGTATGTGCATAGTCAACCAGTTTGGCGGCTTTACTTTGCCACTGCTCATTGATAGCGGGTGATGCCTCCCTCGGCGTGAATGATTCAACTGGCCGGGGTGTCGCCTTTGGGAGGTCTCCGGCTTCGATGTTCAATCGTTGGCAGGCTTCCCGAAAGGTCAACCCTTCAACGATCTTCAGATAGGTGATGGCGTCACCTCCAATGTTGCAACCACGGCACCAAAACGAACCATGATCCCGTTGCTGCGGCCAGACATGAAAGCGGTCGGTGCCTCCACAAACAGGACATGCACCGTGATATTCTCCCCCCTGATGTGAGGATACCCGTTTGAGCGGTATGTGTACCAGGTCAAGAATATTCATGCGTGCGGGGCGTCAGCCAGCTTTGCGATTGCTGAAACTTCAACAGAAATGGCGCTCAATGCTTCGGCGGCGCAACACAGGATTTCAATATCTTCATTGATAGCGCGTTTGAAAATATGAGCGTTGCCATGCCGGTTGCTATCACGAAGGCTCTGCATGATTCGGGTGACGGTGCGCTTTAATGTAGCGGTGCGCATGGTGATTTTGAATTTTGCAAAGCGCAACTCATTCAACGATTTGTTAAGGCGCTCTTTTCGATCTTTGTTTTTCATACACAATTTCCTTTTCACGGTTTAACCGATCAAATACTTAATCTCGTGCCTGAAGATAGGTTCCCACTTCTGCTCAATAACCCGCTCGATTTCCTGTTGTACCTCTGGCTTGTCAAACATTGACGGCACCGTGATGACGTTACGCTCGACAATCTTCTTTCCGGATCGATGGAATATACCGACATGTCCATTTTTCATCTGTGCCATAAAAGCACGGCGCAGATACACGTTTGAACCCCTGTGAATCTCTTCAATAACTCCATTCGGCAAAGGGCCTGCGGTTCTCATTCTGTGCCCTACTTTGCCAGCTTTGAGACCACCGCCTTTTGCACGTTGCATCAACCGGCTGCCGATAATCTGTCTGGCATTAAACAGAGAAAGTGAAAGCGGCCTGCCACTAATAAAAAGTGTCACTTGCTGAGTTGTCCAAGTAGCGCGTTTGATGCTGATTCGCGCTTTACCGGTTGTGGTTGTTGAAAGATCAGATTTTTTAATGTTCCATTTTTTGACCACTTGATCTGTTGCGGCAACTTTAACCCGATCCATCAATTTATTAAGCGCACGGGTGTGTGCTTGAACAAACCGTTTCGGGTCAAGCAACTTTGCAGCCTCCTCGAAACCTGACGTCTTCAGGGTGATATTCATGGCGCGTTCCTTTTCGTAATCTGCCGACCAAAAATGTCGCAAAAACCTTTTTCAAGGACGGCGCGGAACTGCTCTTCAGAAAAATGCAGACGCATATCTGTGAGAATGTCAGCGGCATTGTCACCGATCAATTCGAGTTTGAATGTTCCCCCCAGACGGATGCCATTGAGGGCGAGCGTTTTGGCGTCCGGTTTAAATTTCAGACTCAGGACAATATCTTTGACGGGGCGGCGGTCGGTGTTGCTGGTGATAGTTTTTTTCATGGTAATTTCTCCGATTTGAGGTAAACCGGGAGCGGTCGCAACCACTCCCGGCGTAGTGATGATCTACTCTCCAACAGATTTAACCGCAAAACTGCCGATGGCGGCGGCGGCAAAATCTATCCGCACTTTCAGCTCCAGTGCATCGTTGCTGAAACCGTTGCGGGACTCAACGTAAGGTTCAAGTGAGCCTCCCCCAAGTGTGAAATAGCGGAATACCGGCACTACTTCCGGGTCGGGCAGCAGATACCACGTTTTTGCGGATGTCAGCAGCGGCTCGACAACAACCTCCAGCCCGTTGCGCTTGAACACGTTCAAAGTCCCGGCATGATTGCTGCTCGGGTCGGAATCGCTGTAGCACAACTGACATGCAAGGCGCTCCAGCTCGGGAGGCACGATCAGAAACCGGGGCTCTATTGCCAAAATCTGCCCGTTGGAATCTGCGAAGCGGCGCATCGTCGCCACTGCCACGGCCAGGGAATCAGCAGACAGCGGTGATGTCAGCCCGGAGAGCAGATTGCTGCGGTCGGCGTGAAATACCGCTTTCCCGTCACTCAAGGCGGCGGTGCCGGTCAATATGGCGGTAGCGGTGTTTGATTGCGTCAGGGCGGCGCTCTGTGCCAGCAGACGGCTTGTGTCGCTCAATGCGTTTAGGTCGTCGTTCACGATTGTGTGGCGCGAAATCGACAAGAGACCACCAAAGGTTTTGAGACGGGCGGTCTCGGCACCATCGGCCAGATTGATCTGCTTGTATTCGTCGGACTCACGCATTTCCGGCAGGATGCCGGGTGCTGTGATTCTGTTAATTGACATTGGCTTATAATTCGATAAGCCGCCTTTTGATGCCCACCGCAGGAAGCTTGCGGGGCGGCTCTTGTAGGCTGCGGCCAGCAGTTTGTTTGAGGTGTCGCTCAAGATCGCGCTGAAGTCGCTTGTCGTCATTGCACGGGCGGAAAAATCAAGGCCGGGATGCCAGGCGGCTTTATCGGCGGCGTTGGCATTTTCACAGCAGGCGTGGGCGATGTCGCGCAGGCTGTGTGATTCCAAAAGAGCGGTGCCCGTGCGGACGGATGTGTCTGGGACGCTGCCCAGCCCGAGGCGTTGGCAAATGACGGATACTGCGGATCGTGCGAAACTGTTTGGTGCGGTTACGTAGTTCATTTTTTTATCTCCGTGTGATTTTTATTTGAAGCGATTAGCGACCACTGTTGGCCGGGGTCTCTCGCTTCGGGTTCCCCTGCAACTCCATTGTGCAAAAACCACCGGCCAAAGGAGTTAGGCCGGTCTGTGCCGAATCCTATGGAGTGCTCTTCTCGGATTCGGCACATCGAAAAATTAAAAATTACTGGGTGCTTTTGTTTTGTCTCACTCCTCCCTTGAGGCGTTTGGCGGCTTCGAGTAATCCGGATTGCCAGCCGAAAGAGCGGCCAGTCGGTGGTGCGGGTGAACATTTACGCGGCTGCGGTGGTGGTGGCTGATGTTTGATTTTTTGTCGTCTGTTGCGGATCATGGTATTTTTCCTTTCAATGGTTTGTGGTGCATGTGCCTGCATGGTTTTACGGTTAAAAGCTCCCCCTGTGACTGACCAATGAGAATTTGCCTTGCAATGGGTCACGGTTTGAAACCGCATGAATAAAGGCTGTGAACAACGTGAACAACTTCCCGTGGTTTTCTAATTCTTCTATATGTTTTTTTCTTACATATTATTTTCATATATTCTTATTCACCTATTCACAAATATAGAAAAAGTATAATAAAGATAGATAGTTGCGGCTGTGAACAACTCAGAAAGTCTCTTGGTCACAGTTGTTCACATGGTCACAGATTTTCAAACCGGAATAAAATTTTCCGTACCGGTCTTTCTCCCGAGGATAGCGGCTTACAACCTCTTCTCCAAATTTTTGGACTGTGATGGGGTTTCGATCAGAGTTGACGTTCTCTGAGTACCATTTGCAAAAGGCTTGATAGAGCGGCTTGGCTCGGGCTTCGTAGAGCAGTGCGTCACCGTGTTCATTGCCAGCCAGACAATTCAGCAGGAAATCTTTGCTGTTTTCCGGTGGTGCCGGTGGTGGTGTTTTTGTTGTGCCGGATTCTGCGGCAATTCTCGCATGTACGGCGGCGGTCGGTGTTGTAGATGCGTCTGCGTCTGGCATTACTTGCCCCCAGTAACAGCAGGACAACCGCGCAGATATGCAAAAACTTCTGATGCCAACCAACCTACAAGACCGGGGCTTATTTGGCGTCTGGCCGGAAATGCTCCCGTTTTTTCCATTCTCCAGATCTGTGTATCAGAGATCCCGGTGATCTCCCGGACGGCGGAGCGGCGGAGAATGCGTTCGTCTCCAGGGCGGATGTCGTTGTCGATGTTATGAAGTGCCATTTTTAAAAACCTCCCATGCTTTTTAGATGTATTACATGGTCGGTACATTAAGGCCGGATTTTTGCCGTTTTGATGTTTGCGGGTTTTTATGCCATTTTTGCGGGTATTTGAGGATATATGAGGGGTTTTTGCGGTTGACTGCTTTTTACATGCCCTTGAAAAGCGTTGCATGAAACAAAAAAAGCCAAGTTATTCACAAGGCTTTTTTTGCTGCATACCGGTCTGGCCGGATTATGTGCTGAAGGTGATTCACCCGCGCGCAGGGAGCTGTAACCGATCAGAGAAACAACCGGTAATCAGTATCAAGAGCGTGTGCCAGTCTGGTAGCTCGCTCTTTGCCGATATTGCGCTTGCTGTGCTCCATTTCGCTGATGTGCCGTTGTGGTATGTCAGCCAGTTCGGCAAGCTGTTTCTGCGTCAATTTCTTTGCCGTCCGTGCCGATTGCAGACATACCGCTGATATAGTCTCTCCCGGTAGATGGCGGTTGAATGACTCCCTCCAGGGAATAGATGTACCTGATGCCTGTTCCTTGACAAGGCGGTCGGCATAGCGGCGGATCGTCGGTGCCAGTGCTTTGGGAATATGAAGGGTCAAGTCAATCATTGTTTTATCCATACGGGGCGTTTTCGTGCGTTCCAGCATATACAACCTCCACGGTGATGTTGTCTTTATCTTCCGACCAGACTGCTACATACGTTGGGCGTCCTATCTTCAGGTGGCAATGATGGCGGTTTCCATCCAGTTTGCTGTAGTTGGTCCAGTTACCACGTACCGGCCCGAGCAGTTCAATCTCATAGACAAGCCGGAATAGATGCTTCTGTACCGCTGCCGGAAGTCTGGCCAGCGATTTGTCAACCTTGCGATGTAGCGTGACAGTCCATGACATGGTTAAAATATACCTCCATACGGTATTGTGTCAAGCGGCCTTTCTGCGGATTATAGGAATCACTTTTGCAGATTCAGTGCCGGTGATGATGCTCTGTAATTTGCGCTCCCAGGCTTCCAGGGCGGCTTGCTTCTCTTTGTCGTATTTGTTGCGGTTGTAGGTGCCGATGACGCCTTGCTTTTTATGGTTCAGTACGGCGTCAATGGTTTCATCTTGGATGCCGATTTCAGACATACGTGTCGCACACAGGAATACATTCTGTACGAATTGCTGGTGAAGGCAGGTTATCCCTTGTCTTCGCATGTGGAACGGCTTTCATTGGCCGATAAGGAAGTCTTTTCTGTTGCCGGTGGTGACCTGCTGATCTGCCTGGATAAGGAATTGACCTTGGGGGTTGTCGAGGCGATGGTGAAGAGAAAACCCGCTCGGATTCTCTGTCTGGATGAAGGTTTCCATGGGAATGATCAGCTCAAGGTGAATGTGGTCCAGACCGTCAAGTCCCATAACCGAAAGCACGAATCCGGCATAGTATTTCAGGTTGTATAAGGGGATGACGGAATGAAACTGCAATTCAAAAAAGATTTGCCCCACCAGACTGATGCTATTGCAGCCGTTGTAAAAGTCTTTGACGGCCAGCCGATGGCAGAGGCAACGTTTTCTATGGCGGTTGCGACTGAGATCTTCATGGGGCAGAAGCAAACAGAGTTGGGGCTTGGCAATCAGCTTACTCTGGGTGACGAACAGCTATTTATCAACGTCCGTAAGATACAGGAGGCAAACTGCATCCCGCACATACCGGAATTGCAAGGCCGACACTTCTCTGTCGAGATGGAAACCGGCACCGGCAAAACATACGTGTATCTCCGTACCATCTTTGAGTTGAACAAAGAATACGGCTTCAGCAAATTTATTGTTGTAGTTCCGAGCGTGGCGATCCGGGAAGGGGTCATAGAGACTCTCTCTCGTCTGCAATAATCAAGCAGGTTCGAAAAGAAAAACGCTTTGTGCGTGTGGCCCCCAACCGCTGTCATTGACCGTGGCTATCTGAGCCATGCTCACTTTGACCAGTGGCAAGCAGCCGATAAGTTCTTTGTCTGCCGTATCAAGGAGAATGCACACACAACCGTTATTAGAGAGAATGCTGTC